TTTTGCCTATGTCAACGGCTACGGCTATGCGAACTGCAACTACGCTTCCAACGCTCGCGGTGTGCGTCCCGCTTTCTCTATTATCGGTTAATCGGAAATCCCCACCCCTTAATGGGGTGGGGTAAAGGAGAACTACTATGTCTGTATTGAAGAACAAACGTAAAGCGTCCCAGTTTGAGGTATTTCACCACCTGTACAAGGTACGCAAAGATATAACCGAATTGCTTCTGCGTGACTTTGGTTACAGTTACGAAAAGGCCGAAAAGCGCCTGATGAAGCACTTTGGCGGTAGGAAGTATCCTGAACTGTCCGAAGCAGAGCGGGAGCGTTATGACCGACTGAAATTGAAGTGGGAAGCCTTTGACGATTGGTTCATCTATGACGAAAGACAGGTCATTGTAGATTGTCTGCGGGAAATCACAAAAGAGGTTTTCATTGCAAACAGTATCTACCCTACCTGCATGGAAGAACTCATTCAGCGAAGGATACACCAGGACGAAGCCATAGGCCAGTGCTACCGCCTTGCACAGGAATTGCAGTATGCTATCGAAACCCTACCCGTTGATGTGAACACCTATTTGCAGTTTGGTGAAGCAATACAGACGGAAATCAACCTGATTAAGGGTTGGAGAAAAGCAGACAACAAATTCAAGACCGGGGCAATCTCTACTTCCGCTGCCTATTTTGCCTATGTCAACGGCTACGGCTATGCGAACTGCAACTACGCTTCCAACGCTAACGGTGTGCGTCCCGATTTCAATTCCGCAGTTAAATAGCCATTTGAGCGGTCTGCGGGTAGAGAAAGGAGAGATTGTCCCTCCACTATGGTAAATACTAAACACGACACCCACTCTTACGAGAGTACCAGTAATGGTGAAAGAGGTTATCAGCGTGAGATATTTGACGGAAATGTACTCTATGAGAGTTTTCTAAGAGCCAAACAGGGCAGTGATTGGAAACCGCAGGTACAGCGGTTTGAAATGAACCTTCTGTTTGAACTGTCTGGCTTGCAGCAGGAACACTTGACAGGTAACCCTATCTTTCAGCCCTCTACGGAGTTCACCTTGCATGAAAGAGGGAAAGTACGCAGGATTACAGGCGAACAGATACATGACCGGGTGGCAAAGCATGGATTGTGTGATGAAGTGCTGACCCCTGCGGTGAGAAAGTACCTTATTTACGATAATAGCGCAAGCATTAAAGGAAAAGGTATAGACTTTGCCCGGAAGCGTCTGGTAACTCACCTGCGCAGGTATTACCGTCAACATGGTTCCAATGATGGGTATATCCTGCTGATAGACTTTTCTAAATACTACGACAATATCAGGCACGATGACCTGATGGCGCAGTTTGAAAAGTATGTCCATGACGAGAGGGCGTTGAACTTCCTACGTGCGGTGATTGACCGTTCTAAGGTCGATGTATCCTACATGACGGATGAAGAATACGCCGGGTGCATGGATAGGGTGTTCAACTCCCTGGAATATCAGGACGTGGACAGGAGCCTGCTGACTGGTGAGAAGTTCATGTATAAGCACTTGAACATCGGTGACCAGGTAGCGCAGGTTGCTGGGATAATCTATCCTATACCGATTGACAACTATGTCAAAATCGTCAAGGGCGTAAAGTTCTATGGACGGTACATGGATGACTCCTATGCTATCCATGAGGACAAAGAGTTCCTTGAAGAACTACTGCAAGGCATTATCGCCATTGCAAACGAACTGGGTATCACAGTAAATACCCGCAAAACCCGTATCTGCAAGCTGTCCAGCTTGTGGCGGTTCCTTCAAGTGCAATATGCCCTGACCGACACTGGCCGGGTCATACAGAAAATCAACCCTAAGAGGTTGACGAACATGAGAAGGAAAATGAAGAAGTTGGTTCATATCCTCACCGAAAAGGAGTTTGACGATTGGTACGGTTCGTGGTTCCGCAATCACTACCGTATTATGAGCAAACAACAGCGGGAGAACATGGACACGCTTTATATCAACCTAAAGAAGGAGGTCTACCACAATGTACACTATCACCCTGAACAACGGTACGAAGCTGGAAAACCTGGAACTGAACGGCAATAACTACATTGCCGAAGGGGTCATTGAGGACTCTGTATTTCAGGACAACCTTGCTTCCGTAACTATCACGGATGGCAAGACCACTGAAACCTACACGGATATGGTACTTATCAGTAACCGTGTGGATGGTGGCCGCTCCTGGTTCATCCTGGGCGTAAATTCCGAAAAGGAGAAGCAGGAGGAAGCTACCGCCCGCAGGATTGCGGAGTTGGAGCAGGCCATGACCGTATTGCTGACTGGAAAGGAGGAATAAGCTATGAGCGGAATGACTCAAGCAGCACTGGAAATGCGTAAAGCCTTGCAGTTCTTTGTAGGGACTATGGACGCTGACACCCAGCTTGACATGATGTTGGAAATCCCTTCTGTATTTCCCGCCTACTCTGTGGGCGTGGTCTACAAGGAGAAGGACGTGTTCTCCTATGGCATGAACGCCGTGGGTGACCCCCAGCTTTATCAGGTCTTGCAGGAACATACCAGTGCGGAACAGTGGACACCCGACACCGCTACCAGCCTGTACAAGGCCGTAGGCGTGACAGAGGATGGTTACCCTGAATGGGTTCAGCCCCTTGGTTCCACTGACGCATACGAAACTGGCGATATTGTAAGCTATAATGGCAAGCTGTATCGCTCCACCATTGACGGAAACGTATGGAGTCCCGAAGCCTACCCTGCTGGGTGGGAGGAATACCAGGCGTAAGGTCGCACGACAGAAAAGGAGAACTACACAATGCAGATTGATGTTCCTATTCTCATTTCTTTTCTGTCCCTGTGTGTAGCCGGAGCCGTGGGCATTGCTGGCCTGCGGCGCAACAAGGCCACGGATGACAGGAAAGAAGCGTCCGAAATGACCACCCTCATTGTAAAGTTGGAGAATATCAATAACGGCGTAAATGAGATTAAGTCCGATATGCGCAACATGAGAAACGATATTCAGGACTTGAGGGACAGGCTGATTATTGTGGAGCAGTCTACGAAGTCTGCGCACCACCGCCTTGACGGTCTGGACGGCACTCACGTTGTACCGCCCGTATAACAACTACACATTTACCGGGGACAAAGGTTCCCGGAAGTCCAATGGGGCTATGAGCGCTGCGGCGCTTGTAGCCCCTTCTATTTTAAGGAGGTAACTACCATGACTAACATTAACTGGACTGTTCGTATCAAGAACAAGAATTTCTGGATTGCCATTATCCCCGCCGTCATCCTTCTGGTACAGGTGGTAGCCGCAGTGTTCGGCTTTACCCTTGACCTGGGTGACCTGGGTAACAAGCTGCTGGACGTGGTGAACGCCGTGTTCGCTGTGCTGGCTATCCTGGGTATCGTCACTGACCCCACTACTGCGGGTATCTCCGACTCTAAGCAGGCCATGACCTATATTTCCCCGAAGGAGGACTAAGCTATGAGTAACAGCCCACTGGTAACTTATACCAGAATTACGAAGAACAAGACCAGCCCCCGCAACCAGAAGATTGACACCATCACTATTCACTGCATTGTCGGCCAGTGGACTGCGAAGCAGGGTTGTGACTACTTTGCCACTACGGACAGACAGTGTTCTGCCAATTACGTAGTGGGTAAGGATGGTTCCATTGGTCTGTCCGTGGAAGAAAAAGACCGTTCCTGGTGTACTTCTTCCCGTGCCAATGACAGCAGGGCTATTACCATTGAGGTAGCCAGCGATACCAAACACCCCTATGCGGTGACTGACCAGGCGTATGAAGCCCTGATTGCCCTGGTAGCCGATATTTGCCAGCGCAACGGTATCAAGCGTCTGCTGTGGAAAGCGGACAAGTCCCTTATCGGCAAGGTTGACCAGCAGAACATGACCGTTCACCGTTGGTTTGCAAACAAGGCTTGCCCCGGTGAATACCTGTATTCCCGTCACGGTGAGATTGCGGAGAGAGTCAACGCTATTCTGGCCGCTGCGGAACAGCCTGAAACCCCGGAGGTTGTGACTCCTTCCGCTCCTGTGGAGTCTGCGGACAACCCGTCCACTATCTGGAACTTCTTCAAGGGTAAGGGGCTGAATGATTATGCTGTGGCGGGTATCATGGCAAACATTTACGCAGAGTCCGGCTTCAAGCCCACGAACCTGCAAAACACCTATGAGAAGAAGTTGGGCTACACCGATGACGGCTACACTGCTGCCGTAGACAGTGGAGCATACACCAATTTTATCAAGGATAGCGCAGGCTACGGTCTGGCACAGTGGACGTATTGGAGCCGCAAGGAAGCTCTTCTGGAATATGCCCGTTCTGTTGGTAAGTCTATCGGTGACCTGGGTATGCAGCTTGACTTCATGTGGAAGGAAATGCAGAACTACAAGTCCCTGATGACCACCCTCAACGGTGCTACTTCTGTGGCCGAAGCGTCCAACGCTGTGATGACCCAGTATGAGCGTCCTGCTGACCAGAGCGAAGCGGCGCAGGCTAAACGTGCAGGTTACGGCAAGACTTACTATGACAAGTATGCCAATGCCACTGTGACCCCGGAGAAGCCCGCTACGGACGGCCTGTACCGTGTACAGGTTGGTGCATACTCCAAACTGGATAATGCCCGCAATCAGCTTGCAGCTATCCAGGGCAAGGGTTTTGAAGCACTGGTTAAGAAGATTGGCAATCTGTATAAGGTGCAGACTGGCGCTTACAGTGTCAAGGCCAATGCGGAAGCCCAGCTTGCCCGTATCAAGGCCGCAGGTTTTGAGGACGCTTATATCACTACGGAGAGCGGCGGTACTGTGGTTGCCACTGATACTGTGCAGGAGCCTAACTACGTCACCTACAAGGTGAAGCGTGGTGACTCTCTGTGGAGTATCGCAAAGGCTAACCTTGGTAACGGTAGCCGCTGGCCGGAGATTAAGACCCTGAATAACCTGACCAGTAACACCATCTACGCAGGCCAGACCCTTAAACTTCCTGATTGATGTTCCGGCGCTTCATGCAGCACGTAGTTGTGTGATATAGCAGGGTTCCGTGGATTGTCGGATTTGTCCCGAAAGCTGGTGCATTGAGGTTGAAATCCGACTGCCTACCACCTCTCTTGAGGTGGTAGGTTTTTTCGTTGAGAGAACTAAGGTTGTAGGCTATGGTGACCTTGAAGTGGTCATCTTCTTCATCCCATACCGTAACGGAGTTGACGAATAGGTTCACCAGCAGTCTGCGGAAATCGTCATCCTCAATATCCCCGCCTTTGAACTGTTCCAGCCAGAAGATGACCTGTTCCTTGTCCAGATAGATGACCTTCTTTTCCTCACGCTTGAGTTCTTCTTCCAGGGTCTTTTTGTCTTTCTCTAATTCCACCATACGCTTGACCAGTGTTTCCGGGGCAAGTCCACTTTCAATAGCCTTGACCAGGTTGGAAAGGGAAAGCGTTGTTTCATGTAGTCTGTCTTTGATGGCCGGAATATCTGTGTTACCTTCCACGTCATGGAGGTTGGTACGGATGGCTACTTCTGCAATTTGTTCAATATTTTCATCCGTGAGCAATGACATAGCGTCACGGATTACTACGTCCTCTATGAAGTCTTGGCGCAGGTTCCGCTTGTGGCAGTCTACATGGAGGTTTTTCTTTCCATAGCACTCATAATAGGTGTAGCCGGAAGTGGTGTTGCTACTGGCGTTCATCTTAGAACCGCAGTGACCGCAGTATAATTTGCCAGACAGCAGGTAGAAGTGTTTGGCCTTATGCTGGCCGGGACTGCGGTTATTTGATTTCATGCGGGCTTGCACTTGATAGAACAGCTTTTTATCAATGATGGCAGGTATAGCGTCCTCTGCCCGGTAGTCATGGTATTGGTACACTCCGATGTACCGCTCATTGTGGAACATTCTGCTGAAAGAACTCTTTCCGAACCGTGTACCTTTGGAGGTCTTATACCCACGGGCATTGAACAGACGGCATATCTCCGCAACACTATGACCCTCTGCGTACATTTCAAAAGCCTGCCGGACGATGGGAGCCGTTTCTTCATCAATGACCAGTTTCTTTCCTTCCGATTTATACCCCAGAGGAATGACACCACCAATGGAGTTATGCTTATAAGCCGACTCCTTCATGCCACGGTTGATTTTCTGGGAGAGTTCTGCGCTGTAAAACTCTGCCATGCCCTCAAGCACAGACTCAAGGATAATACCTTCTGGGTCATTGGAGATATTCTCCGTGGCCGAAATAAGCTGTACTCCATTCTTTCGCAGACGGTATTTGTAGTTGGCGCTGTCATAGCGGGAGCGGGCAAACCTGTCCAGCTTGTAGACTATGACGGCCTGAAAATTCTTCTTTTCGGAGTCCTTTATCATGCGTAGGAACTCTACACGCTTTTCAATATCCTTGCTGGCCGATGTTGCCCGGTCTGCGTATATCTCAACAATACGGAACCCGTGACGCTGGCAGAAGTCCGTGCAGACACGTATCTGTCCCTCAATGGATTGTTCTGTCTGGTTGGCACTGGAATAGCGTACATACAGCGCTACTTCTTTGATTTCTTCATACATGGTTCTTCCTCCACTCATTCAAGTCAATTATCCGGCATTTACGGTTGCCCCTTTTCCAGTGGTATCCATTTCATTCATACAGACCTGAATAATACGGAAGCGTCCCTGGGTGCTGGAATTGCGATAGGTGTTGAGCAGTAGAAGTTCTTCCTCTGTCAATACCATACCGGGGGTTCTAAGTTCACTTAGACCCATAAGGTAGTCTGTGGTTACCCCGAAGTATCGTGCCAAACAGCAGACAGCTTCCATTTTAGGGCTGGAACCCTTCTTCCAGCCGGAGATTGTGGGCGAAGTGACCCCCAAAATATCAAGAATTTCCTGGGTTTGCGGCTTCATACCCCGTTCTGTACACAATGTTTCGTATCGCTCATAGAATGTCATGGCATACCCCTCCTAAAATTTTCTAAGAAAACTTTGAATTACCCCTTGACAATCTAAGTTGACTTTGATATTATGAGTATGTCAACAAAAGTTGTTTACAGGGCGCAAGAAACCCGCCCACCTGGGCGGCAATTTTTAAGCCCGGTAGGTTTTCAATGGTATAAAAGTGTGGCAACTTCATTATAACCATTGAACTCCTTCTTGTCAACTATTGTTTACAAGATTAAGGACAGAAAGGAGGGAACGGACGTGGAGGAACTTGATACTATTCGTGAACGATTGAAGAAGCACCGCCTGTCTTTCGTATGGCTTATCCACCAACTGCGTCAAAAGGGTATCATTACCGACAAAACGGAAGTGAGTTCTGTCTTTGCCGGAACCCGAACTGGCGTTAAGGCTGACGCTATCGTAAAGACCACTAAGTATATCCTGAACGATTACGAACAGGGTAAGGTGTTCGTCCACGATGACTAAAATGCTGACTGTGCTTCTGGAAGAAACGCCCTTCTGTACCATCCTTGCCCGTAAGGTTGAAGCATACTTCCAGGACGAAGAAAACAGGAAGCGCTTTGAGGAATGGTACAAGAAGAAATACGGCAAGGACTACGAATGGAGGTAGGTGTTATGGTATGAAGTCATCAACCGTAAATAGGACGGTTGGCACTCGTTTTGAGAATGACCTATGTGACCTTCTGGCTGAATGTGGCTGGTGGGCGCACAACCTGGCACAGAACCAGACTGGGCAACCCGCAGACGTGATTGCGGCGAAGAACAACATTGCGGTTCTCATTGACTGCAAGGATTGTGAGAACAATCGCTTCCCTCTCTCCCGTATTGAGTGCAACCAGGAAGGGGCTATGACCCTCTGGGAAGCACGTGGTAACGCCTACTGCGCTTTTGCCATGAGATTGAATGACGGTGAAATCTACATGGTGCCATTTGATGAACTGACCATGCTGGAACTGCACGGGGTTAAGAGCCTGTCGGAGGATGACATACGCACGTATCCGTCCTTCTCACAGTGGATTTACCTCATGGAGGAAGCGGGATGTTGACGGAAATCGGTAGCACCATCAAAATCACAGACCCGTCACAAGAGATTATGGACTGGTGCAAAAGCAATCTGGTACTGGTCAACCCGGACTATCAAAAAAAGGTACGTATGCACCTGTGGGTGGGTGACACCCCGAAGCAACTCTTTCTTTACAGCATGAACGGCAATGACCTCATTCTTCCGTTTGGCTGTCTACGGTCTATCCTCCCTCTCCTGGAAGGAGATTGGAAGAAACTGTACCGCAAACCAGTCAAGGTAGACTTTGGCGGGACTGTCCCGCTGTATGAGTATCAGGAAGAAGCGGTGGCCGCAATGCTTATCAACCACTACGGTATCCTGCAATCCCCCGCAGGCAGTGGTAAAACCCAGATGGGAATTGCACTGGCCGCTGCACTGGGAGTCAAGACCCTGTGGTTGACGCACACAAAAGACCTGCTGACCCAGAGTAAGGCCAGAGCAGCGCAGTACATAAACCCTGACCTGCTTGGCACTATCACCGAAGGTAAGGTGGACATAGGCCAGTCAATGACCTTTGCCACTGTCCAGACGATGTGCAAGGTTGACCTGGAACAGTATAGGGATGAATGGGACTGCATTATTGTGGATGAATGTCACCGTGTAAGCGGCACACCCACGGCGGTAACCCAGTTCAGCAAGGTACTCAACTCCCTGCGGGCAAGGCACAAATACGGTCTATCGGCAACGGTACACCGGGCAGACGGCCTTATCAAGGCCACATACGCCATGATTGGTGAAGTGGTTTGGACAGTCCCGGACGAAGCGGTCAAGTCCAGAGTGATGACCGTTCACGTTCACCCGAAAGGTACAGGCGTGGGCATGAGTGCCAGCTTCCTGAACAGTGACGGTACAGTCAACTACGCTAAGTTGATTTCTTACCTCACCGAACTGGAAGCCCGCAATAAGTTCATTCTGGATGACCTGATGGAGAGCCGTGACCATTACAATCTGGTTCTCTCCGAAAGAGTGGGTCACCTGAAAGAACTCTACTCCATGCTTCCCCCGGCGCTGAAAGCCCAGGCTGCGGTCATTGATGGAACGATGACCAGCAAGGCAAAGAAAGCAGAGAGGGAGCAGGCCATTGAGGATATGCGTACTGGCCGGAAACGGTATCTGTTCGCAACCTACGCCCTGGCGAAGGAAGGACTGGATATTCCCAGACTTGACCGCCTTTTCCTGACCACCCCTCAAAAGGACTACGCAGTCATTGTACAGAGTGTAGGCCGGGTGGCAAGAACCTTTAAGGACAAGCAGCAACCTATTGTTTATGACTACGTAGACAATATCCGTTCTCTACTCAAGTCATTCAAGCAGCGCTGCACCAGCTACCGTAAGTGTGGCTGCAAAATCATTGAATAAGAATATGGAGGACTAAGTAATGAAGTTGTTTAGAACTATCGAAGCAGTGGCCGATGGTCACTACTGCGTGGGTGACGTTATCACCTTCACCCTCAATGACGGCGAAGAAGTGGAAGCCCTGGCCGTAAAGCAGGAGCAGGACGGCATGATTTTCGTTCTGGTGGACTGCCTGCGTAAGGAGTATTCCATGAACCGTACCAGTTCCAACCGTGGAGGGTACAAGTCCTGCGCACTGCGTAAGGCGCTCAACACTGAAATTCTTGACCGCTTCCCGTCTGAAATCCGTGAGAAGATGGTAGCTTTTGAGAGCGGTGACCTGCTGCGTCTGCCCACGGAGCGTGAGATTTTCGGCTACAACCCCTACGGTGAGAAGGAGCCGGATGACGTGGAACAGTGGGAGCCTATGAAAGACCGCCGCAACCGCATTGCGTTCCAGGGAAGCAAGACCGGGACGTGGGAATGGTACTGGTTGCAGAACAAGGTGGAAGGTTCCGCTGCCGGTTTTGCCAGTGTCAACGTCTACGGCTATGCGGCCTGCTACTACGCTTCCTACGCTTACGGTGTGCGTCCCGCTTTCAAAATCTAAAATCACACCCCTTCATGGGGTGTGAGGATGAAGGAGGACGCACTAATGACTCAACACATTCTGTCATTGAGTTACGGAAAAGACAGTCTGGCTTGCCTTGGTGCAATTAAGATGCTTGGCTGGCCGCTTGACCGTATCGTTCATGCGGAAGTGTGGGCTACCGATACCATACCTGCTGACTTGCCGCCTATGGTTGAGTTCAAGCGCAAGGCCGATAAAATTATCAAACGCCGTTTTGGAATTGAGGTAGAGCATATCTACGCTATGGACAAAAATGGCAACAAGCAAACCTATGAGAAAATTTTCTACCGTACTCCGACAAGAAAACCGGGAGGGACGTTCAAGGAAGGTTCCAATGCTGGGTTCCCGTACACAAAGGGAGCCTGGTGCAACAATGACCGACTCAAAACCAACCCGCTTGACAGCGTAAAGCATACTCCCCCCCCAATGCCGGATATACGGCTTCCCAATGCGGAAAGGAAACTGGTGTAACTCCGACCTCAAAATGGCGGCGCTGCGAAAAGTTTTCCAATAGCCCCGTGTCACAGGGGGCTGACATAAATACTGTGGTGCAATATGTGGGTATTGCGGCTGATGAACCTGTCCGTTTAGAACGCTTAGACGGTATAACGAAAATCTCACCGTTGGCGGCAATCGGATGGACAGAAGCAGACGCAAGGCAATGGTGTGAGGATAATGACCTTTTGTCCCCTATATACACCACCGCAACCCGTGGCGGCTGTTGGTTCTGTCATAACCAGGGTATCGACCAGTTAAGACAACTCCGAAAGAACTACCCTGACCTCTGGGCGCTTCTTATGAAGTGGGACTTGGACTCCCCGGTGTCGTTTCATTCCGATGGACGAACAGTCCACGATTTTGATAGGAGCTTCCAGTTTGAGGATAAGGGGTTGGTTCCAACGGACAGACGGTTCCGCTGGAAAATGATTGAAGAAGGAGGTACTTAATGCTGAACGTGTTATCGCTGTTCAGCGGCATAGGAGCCTTTGAAAGGGCGCTGGAAAACGTGGGGATTGCCTACAATCTGGTTGGCTATTGTGAGATTGACAAGTATGCAAGTAAAGCATACGCCCTTCTCCACGAAGTCCCGGAAAGCATGAACTACGGTGACATTACAAAGATTGATGAAACCCAGTTGCCCCGCAACCTTGACCTCATAACCTACGGGTTCCCGTGTCAAGACATTTCTATTGCCGGAGAAAAGAAAGGACTGGTGGATAGTGAAGGTAAGAAAACCCGAAGCGGCCTGTTCTTTGACGCACTCCGCATTATAGAAGCTACCCGTCCCAAAATTGCGATTGCGGAAAACGTGAAGCATTTGACCAGCAAGAGCATGAAGCCTGTCTTTAGCCTTGTGTTGAAAAGCCTTGAAGAAGCTGGCTACAACAATTACTGGCAGGTTATGAACTGCGCTGACTACGAACTTCCGCAGAGCCGTGAGCGGGTCTTGATTGTATCAATTCGCAAGGACGTGGACGATGGGAAGTTTAGCTTCCCCGCTACCGTGCCGCTGACAACCTGCATGGGTGACTATCTGGATGATGAAGTACCTGAACAATTCTATCTATCCGAAGATAAAACCCAGAGCGTCATTACCCACAACGCTGCGCACCCCGGCCATATCGGTGACAGGGGGGGGATATGCCCCACGCTCCTGTCCAGGGACTACAAAGACCCGAAGGTGGTGAAGTGCAAGGTGGTAATTAAGCAAATTGCCGACTTGCAGCACTACGGAAACGACCAGATGAACCGGATTTACTCACCAGACGGCCTATGCCCAACCTTGAAAACCGTATCAGGGGGGGGACGTGAGGTGAAAGTTTACGATGGTGAGCGTTACCGCAAACTGACTCCTACGGAGTATTTCAGGTTGATGGGCTTCACTGACGCTGACGTGGAACTGCTGATGAACAACGGCATTTCCAAAACCCAGATTTACAAGATGGCTGGCAACTCCATCCCTGTGAAAATGCTGGAACACCTATTCAGGGCGGTGTATCCGAAGCGCAAAGTTGCCGACCTGATACTGAACTCCCTGAAAATCCTTGAGGAAGGGAGGTAACCTATTGGTTCCGAACACTTACATTTTCGACTGTGAGGTATTCGCCCACGATTGGCTGTTTGTGTTCAAAGAGGTAGCAACCGGGAGATATACGGTAATTCATAACGACAATGACGCAGTGCTGGCGTTCATGGAGCAGGAACCTTACCTGGGTGGCTTCAACAACAAGCACTACGATAACCACATACTCAAGGCCGTTATGATTGGCGCAGACCCAGAAACCGTAAAGCAGGTCAATGACCTCATCATTGTAGAGGAAATTGACGGCTGGGACATTCCGTACTTACGTGACTACAAGGTGTTCTTCCATAGCTTTGACCTGATGGATGACTGTCAAGATGGCATATCCCTGAAAGGCATTGAAGCGCACCTGGGTATTCCCATTGAGGAAACCGAAGTGGACTTCAACATCACCCGTAAGCTGACCGCAACGGAGTTGGAGCAGACCATCAAATACTGTAAGTATGACGTGGACGCTACGGAACTTCTCTACAAGCTGCGACAAAACTACCTCAAGAACAAGGCCACGCTGGGCAGAGTCCGGGGGTTGGATGAACGCAAGGCCATGTACATGACCAACGCTAAACTGACCTCTGTGTACCTGAACGCAGTCAAGCCTAAGAAACCCTGGACGGATGAACGGGATTATGAGTACCCGGACAAGCTGCTGCGGGAATACATACCGCAGGAAGTCTTTGACTTCTTTGACCGACTCCACGACCCTGCAATCCCCAACATTGACCTGTTCGGTGGTTACGATGAACACGGCAAGAAGGTAAAGGGCGCAAGCCTTGAAGTCCGGCTTGGCGATTGTATCATCACTCTGGCCTATGGAGGTATCCACGGCGCAATCCCAAACTATGTGGAGGTTGCCACGGATGACCGTTCCATTCGTAACAAGGACGTTGCGTCCTACTACCCGCACCTGATGACCATACCGCTGTCCAAAGGTAGACAGTACGGCTTTTGCAGCAGGAATATCCCGTCCCCGCAGGTCTTTGTCCAGACCCTTGAAGATAGAGTCAAGGCAAAGAAAGCAGGCGATAAGGATACAGCCAACGCACTCAAGCTGGTACTGAACACCACCTACGGTACAATGCTCAATGGCCGGAACGGTGTGGCCTACAATGACCTGTATGACCCCCTGATGGGCAGAAGCGTGTGTATCACTGGACAGCTTCTTCTACTGGAACTCTCCGTTCACCTGACCCGTGAGTGTCCTACTCTCAAAATCATCCAGCTTAATACGGATGGTATCATGGTGAGTTTTGATAACTCCGATGAAGCAAAGTGGCAGGAGATTACTCAGGAATGGCAGGACAGGACAGGGTTTGAACTGGAAGAAGATTTCATCCAGAAAATCGTCCAGAAGGACGTGAACAACTACGTTGAAGTCCCCGTTGGTGGCGGTAAGCCGAAGGTGAAGGGTGGACAGCTTGTCCGTGGTATCCTGACCAACGGCAATATCGACTTCACCACAATGGGACTACCGCCCTGGGACAACATGACTGGCGGCGCTTTCAATATCAACAACAACGCCGTGGTGGTTGCAAGGGCAATCCGTGACTACTTTGTAGACGGTACACCCCCGGAGAAAACCATTGAGGACTGCACCAGTATCCTTGACTTTCAGGTGATAGCGAAGGTTGGCGGTAAATACTCTGGTGTTTATCACATGGTTGGTGACCAGGAAATTCCCGTCCAGAAGGTAAATCGGGTCTACGCCACTGCTGACCGCAGTTATGGAACTCTCTACAAAACCCATGCCGTTACAGGCAATCCGGCAAAAGTGGCCGGACTTCCCACCCATTGCGTGGTGGATAACAACAACCAGCTTCCCATTGAGGTTGTAGACCGCAAATGGTATCTAAAGCTGGCACAGAAGTATATCAACGACTTCCTGGGTGTGAAGCCGCCCCGGAAGAACACCAGAAGGATTAACTCACTCAAGAAGAAATCCCTGGCACTATTCGATTAAGGAGGATATGTAATATGACTTTCGCTGCTGTTGAAAACGCCCTGCATGAGGGCAAGAAAATCAAGCTGGTGGGTTGGAAGAACGCCTACTGGTATATGAACCAGGAAGGTGTGCTGATGAACCACTTTGAGGATACGTCTGCTGAACAGGACGTTCCTACCAACCGTCTGTTCCCCCGTGACCTGATGTGGGTAATGAAGGGTGACTGGGAGGTTGTAGAGGAAAACGGCCAGCAGGCCATTGACTCTACTGCGGTTCCTGTTCCCAACTTCTCTTTCAGCGTTGCGCTGGACTATATCAAGGAGGGCAAGAAGGTTGCCCGTGAGGGATGGAATGGAAAGGGTATGTTCCTGTTCCTGGCTGATGACATTGAGTTCAGCACTCCCGCAGACCTGTCCTGCGTACAGGATATGGAAGGTGACCTGACCGGGCAGTCCATTGTACTCAAGACCGCTGATAACAAGTTCGTTGTCGGTTGGCTGGCTTCCCAGACTGATATGCTGGCCGATGACTGGAACATCGTAGAGTAAAGGAGGAAATAGCAATGGCTAATATCTATGAAACCATGAACGTGCGCCAGAAGTTGGCAAAGGCACGTCTGTACTTCCTGAACCAGAAGGTACAGAAGTCTGGTAAGAATATGCACCTTGAGTTCAAGTATTTTGAGTTGGAGGATATTGTTCCCCCGGCAATCCGCATTTTCGCCCGTGTCGGTCTGACTACCAACATTGAGTTCACCGATGACAAGGCGGTTATGAGCGTGTTCAACGCTGATAACATTGAGGAAGCCCCGATGACCTTCACCGTTCCCTATCGTGAGGTCAAGCCCATTGTGAGCAATCAGGGTAAGGAGGTTACCAACCCCATGCAGGCGCTTGGTTCTTCCATCACCTATCTGCGCCGCTACCTGTGGATGGCTGTGCTGGATATTACGGAGCCTGATGATGTGGACGCAAACCTGGGTTCCGATGACAGCACCGATGACAACAATGAGTTCCAGGAGGAAGCCGCTGCTGCCGAAGCTGCCGCTCCTGCGAAGTCCGAAAAGAAGGGTAAGAAGAAAGCCCCGGCTACTGCTGCGGAGCGTAAGCAGGCAAAGGAAGAACTGACTTCCGCTGATGGCGCTGCCAGTGAAGAACAGATTGCTTCCCTCAAGTCCCTGTGCAAGGAACTGATGGATAAGGACGAAGCCCAGGAGGACTTTGTACAGCAGATTGCCCTCAAGACCGATGGCTTCACCAACATCACTGCTTCTGCCTGCACCGCCCTGTGTGACAACCTGTCGGAGATTATCGCCCAGTATGGTGAGTAAGGAGGTTGCTTATGCCGAACATTCAGTATAAGGAAATCAACTTCCGACAATCCAGCCTTGACCTGATTAAGCTGGTCAACCAGGTTATTCAGGAATATCAGGCGCAGGGTTATGAACTGACTCTGCGACAAGCGTACTACCAGTTGGTTGCCCGTGGCTATATCCCGAACAACGAGAGAAGCTACAAGAACATTGGCAACCTTATCAACGATGGCCGACTGGCCGGACTGATTGACTGGTATGCAATCACTGACCGCACCCGAAATCTCCGTGGCAATTCTCACTGGGATACGCCCGCAGAAGTAATTGAGTCTGCAAAGTATTCCTACCGTCTGGATAAGTGGGAGGGACAGCCTAACTATGTTGAGGTATGGGTTGAGAAGGACGCACTGGTGGACGTTGTGGGGCAGGCTTGCCGCCCTCTGGACGTACCGTTCTTCTCCTGCCGTGGCTACACTTCCCAGTCCGAAATGTGGGCTGCGGCGCAGAGATTTATCCGTAGGGATGACCGGGAGCAGCGTATCATCATCCACTTGGGTGACCACGACCCGTCCGGCATTGATATGACCCGTGACATTCAGGAGCGGCTTGAAATGTTTGGAGCGGACGTGATGGTCAAGCGTGTTGCCCTGACGATGGAACAGATTGACTTCTACACTCCACCACCCAACCCGGCCAAACTGACGGATAGCCGCTGCTGGGGTTATATCCAGAAGTTTGGAAACGAGTCTTGGGAGTTGGACGCACTGGAACCGAAGGTCATCACTGACCTTATTACGGAGCAGGTCACCATGTACCGTGACGATACCCTGTATCAGCAGGTATGTGACCAGGAGCGCCGGGAAAAGCGTGAACTGCAACTTCTCTGCGACAACTACTCCGAAGCGGTATCCTTCTTGAAGGAGGGCAATTAACTATGGACAAGGTTCAGGTTCACGCTGAAATCTGCGATAACATCAAGGTTCTGTATCAGCGTAAGAACGCAGATTACGGGGACAGCTTTGCTAAAGCAAGGCGTGAGGTTCCCAACTACACCCTTGGCAAGCTGTATGACAAGTTCCAGCGGTATATGACTCTCACCCGTAACGGTGAGCATACCGCCCAGGTTGATGAAACCTTGGACGATACCCTGATGGACTTGGCAAACTACGCCATTATGGAACTCACCGAAAGAAAATGTGAGAAGGAGGTACAGACAGTATGAGAAAGCTGCTGCGCAGTGTCGCACGACACAATATGAAACGTGCTGGTATTCAGCATATGAACCGCAAAGGTGCGGACGGTAAGTCCTTCTTTGCCCGCCACTGGCGTAACTACGTATAAGGAGGTATAAGCCATGAAATGGAATAACGATGGTACTATCTCCATCACTCCCCCGGCCAAACCCAAAAAGTGTACTGGTACACGATTTGCGGCCATTATGGGACTGAACCAGTGGACTACACCGTTCAATGCCTGGTGTGCAATTACCCGCACCTATGAGGAACCTTTTGTGGATACCATCTACACCCTGGCTGGTAAGGCCATTGAGCCGAAGCAGGCAGAATACATGAAGGGTAAGTATTTCTGGAAGCACCTGGTCACCCCTACCGATGTGTACGGTGCGGACTACTTCAAGAAAACTTGGGGTGACTTCTTCAAGGATGAACCTATTTTCGGCGGTATGTGGGACTATCTGTTCGTTGATAAGGACGGCAAGCCTACTACCGTGATGGAAATGAAAACCACCAAACGTGCGGAGGACTGGGTAGATGGTATCCCGGAGTATTACGCATTGCAGGCTGCACTTTACGCCTACCTGCTGGGTGTGGATGACGTTATCATGGTCTGTTCCATCCTTGAGGAAAAGGATTATGACAAGCCGGAGGACTTTGTTGTCACCGCAGACAACACCTTTGAGCGGGCTTTCAAGGTATCGGAGCGTTACCCGAACCTGGGCAAGACCCTCAAAAAGGTTGAAGCCTGGTGGAAGAAGCACGTGGAGGGCGGCGTTTCTCCGAAGTATGACGAGAAGAAGGACGCTGAAATCCTCAAAGTTCTCCGTGCCAACAACCTGTCCCCAGACAGTGACATTGACGCTATGATTGCCGAAGCAGAGCAGTTGCAGGACAAGATTGATAAGGTTATGGCGGGCATTGCCGAAGATGAAAAGCGGCTGAAAACCCTGAAAGACCTAATCAAGGAAGCCAGCGTTGAGCAGTTCCGTGACGGTGACAAGCAGGTCATCATTAAGGGTTCCCGGTTTGACTGGGTGACCGCAAGAAGCACGTCCCTCAAGGTGGACGAAGCCGCTATGAAGAAGGATGGGGTTCTGGACAAGTACAAGACGAAGGAAACCGTCACCTACCGCCTGACCCCGAAGGAAAGAAAGGAGTAAAGCACCTAATGTATATCAACCCTGTTCTGTTCGGAGTTCTTGCAACTCTGTTCGTAGAAATCGTAGTCATCAACCTGTGCATGATTGCCCGCTACATGGCTACTAAAAACCACAATAAGCGTATCGCTACTAAAGGAGGAAAATACAATGGCTAAGATTGGATTGAGTGAGGGCTTCTCCCTTATCCCGGAAGGAACCCATGTGTTCCAGATTACCGCCGTCAACTACAAGGAGGACTTTGGCAAGATGGAAATTACCATGCAGCTTGCCAGCGGCCAGAAGCACGTGGAGCGTTTCTCCCTGCTGAATAAGGACGGCGAACCCAACCAGGGCGGTTTGAACGCTTTCAGCTACTTTGCAAAGGTGGCGCTCAACGACTTCTCCCTGGCCGAAATCGACCATGAGGACTTGGTTGGCTGCTTCATCCGTTGTGACGTGGAGCATGAGGAAGTTGAGTCCAACCGTACACCTGGTAAAATGCTCAAGTTCGCCCGTCTGGGTGACAAGGAGTCTGCTGACGGCTATGACGAAGCCCCCGCTCCTGCTGCAAAGAAGTCCCCTGCTAAGACTACCGCTCCTACCCAGAGCAAGCCCGCCGCTGGTGGAAAGAAGCCCTTTGACCTGAACAGTATCCTGGGATAACCCCTGATGTAAGCAAAGGAGAGGGCGAAGTTTACCTTCAAACTCTCCAATGCTTATTATAAATTTTTACAGTTTTCAAGGATTGGAGTGTTAAAATGAGTAAGCAAACTACGAAGCAGGAACGTATTGAGAAGTTCCGCAAGCTGTTCTCTGCTGTTTATCCCGCAGAAGTCCATGAACGCCTGTGTGACGAACTGGACGCTATGCACTTCTTTGACGCACCTGCGTCCACGAAGTACCACGGCAACTACGGTGGCGGTCTATTCGACCACTCCTATGAGGTTACCACCGCCCTGCTGAAACTGACTGACCAGTTGAACCTTCATTGGCAACGTCCTGAAAGCCCTTATCTGGTAGGTATGCTGCACGACCTGTGCAAGGCAGACCAGTACAGTTATGACGGCTTTACCCGTGAATGGACTCACAAGAAGAACCTGGTCTTGAACGGCCACGGTGACAAGTCCGTCATCCTTGCCCAGACCCTTGTTGACCTGACGGATGAAGAAATCCTCTGTATTCGCTGGCACATGGGAGCCTACGATGACAAAGAGAACTGGAACAACCTGGGCGCTGCCATTGAGCAGTATCCCAATGTTCTGTATTCCCACACGGCTGACATGATTGCGTCCCGTGTTATCGGTATCTAAGGAGGACAAGGGCATGAAGATTATCATTCTGCTGGCCGTCCTTGGTTTTATGGGTATCCTGCTGTTCGCCCTTGGTATCATTACCGGGGCTGCGGTGGCTACCGAAATGAAGCAAAAGAAGGAGGAAAACGAAGATGAACGCTAATGAGTATCAGCAGCTTGCCATGCGCACCAACGATGGCAACGCTACCTACCGTCTGTCCAACATGGCCGACAACTACCTGGATGACCCCAGCATTGATGTAGGTGGTATCCTGAACGGCTGTCTGGGTCTGTCCGGCGAAGCCGGAGAGTTCAACGATATGGTCAAGAAGTGGATTTTCCATGAGAAGCCCCTTGACATTGACCATGCCCAGAAGGAGGTTGGTGACATTCTGTGGTATATCGCCATGATTTGTCATTCCTTTGGCTGGGATATGAGCCAGATTATGCAGATGAACATTGACAAGCTGAAAGCCCGTTACCCGGACGGGTTTGACGTAGAGTTGTCTGCCCACCGCAAGGCGGGTGACGTGTGATGAAGTATCACAACATTACCTATGATGATATGAACAACGGTGATGGCCTGCGGGTAGTCCTCTGGGTAGCAGGGTGTGAACACCATTGTAAGGACTGCCAGAACCCCGTCACCTGGAACCCGAATGATGGCGTTCCCTTTGGCTTGAAGGATATGGATGAACTGTTCCATGCGTTGGAGCAGGAACACATTGCAGGTATCACCTTCTCTGGTGGTGACCCCCTCCATCCGGCTAACCGTGCTGCGGTAAAGGTTATCATGGAGTCCGTCAAGCACAATCATCCCGGCAAGACTATCTGGGTTTATACCGGGTACACCTGGGCAGAGGTCATGGATAACGCTGAAATGGCAGACATGATGAAGTTCGTGGACGTGCTGGTTGACGGCAAGTTCGTGGCCGAACTGCTGGACGTAAATTACCCCTGGGCTGGCAGTACCAACCAGCAGGTGATTGACGTACAAAACACACTCAAGGAAGGGAGGGTCATTCTCCATGAAAGTCATTAAGAAAGACGGAACACTGGAAGCCTTTGACGGCCAGAAGATTGTGAACGCAGTTACGAAGTCTGCTGCCCGTGTCATGGTTACCATGACTGACAGCGATTTCCACGACCTGGTGAGCGCCGTCATCCAGACCATTCAGCAGAAAGGGCTTGAGGAAATCCCTGTATCCGAAATGCACAATATTATGGAGCAGGTACTTGAGAACTTCAACCCTGCTGTGGCTAAGTCCTATAAGGACTACCGCAACTACAAGAAAGACTTTGTTCACATGATGGATGAAGTGTTCATGCAGTCCCAGTCCATCCGATTTATCGGTGACAAGGAGAACGCAAACACCGACTCCGCACTGGTAGCCACTAAGCGCTGCCTTATCTTCAACGAACTCAACAAGCGCCTGTATCGCAAATTCTTTATGACCCGTGACGAGTTGCAGGCTTGCAAAGAGGGCTATATCTATATCCATGACCAGTCTGCCCGACTGGATACCATCAACTGCTGTCTGTGTGATGTAGGCCACGTGATGGAGGGCGGCTTTGAAATGGGTAACGTCTGGTACAACGAGCCGAAGTCCCTTGATACGGCCTTTGACGTACTGGGTGATATTATCCTGGCTACTGCTTCCCAGCAGTACGGCGGCTTCACTGTCCCGGAGGTTGATAAAATCCTTGCCCCTTATGCGGTCAAGTCCTATGACAAGTACGTTGAAGAATACATGGACACTGCGTTCCACCTGGGCGCTGACCATGATACTGCCCAGCAGTTGAGCCGGGAATATGCACTGAACAAAGTTCAGCGTGAGTTTGAGCAGGGCTTCCAGGGTATCGAAATGAAGCTGAACACCGTGGGCAGTTCCCGTGGTGATTATCCCTTTATCACTATGACCTTTGGTCTGGCTACGGACACCTTTGGTAAGATGGCCGCAAAGACCTTCCTGCGTGTTCACCAGAACGGCCAGGGCAAGCCAGGTAACAAGAAACCTGTGCTGTTCCCGAAGCTGGTTTTTCTGTATGATGAAGCGCTGCATGGTGAGGGTTGTATCAATGAGGACGTGTTTGAAGCTGGTATCCAGTGTTCTGCAAAGACCATGTACCCTGACTGGCTGTCCCTGACTGGTGACGGCTATGTGGCCGAAATGTACAAGAAGTATGGCCGGGTGGTATCTCCTATGGGTTGCCGTGCGTTCCTCTCCCCGTGGTATGAACGTGGCGGGATGACCCCTGCGGACGATGATGACAAGCCTGTGTTCGTTGGCCGTTTCAATGTAGGCGCTGTAAGCCTGCACCTGCCTATGATACTGGCAAAGGCCAGACAGGAGAACCGGGATTTCTACGAAGTTCTGGACTACTACCTGGAAATGATTAGAGGGGTACATAAGCGTACCTACGACTATCTGGGTGAAATGCGGGCAAGCGTGAACCCTATTCAGTTCTGCGAAGGTGGTCTGTATGGTGGTCACCTGAAACCTACTGACAAGATTAAGCCCCTGCTGAAACCCATGACCGCTTCCTTTGGCATTACTGCCCTCAATGAATTGCAGGAATTGTACAACGGGAAGTCCATTGCGGAGGACGGCGCTTTCGCTCTTGAGGTCATGGAGTACATCAACAAGAAGGTCACCCAGTTCAAGCAGGAAGATGGATGGCTGTATGCTATCTACGGCACTCCCGCTGAAAGCCTTTGCGGTTTGCAGATTGAGCAGTTCCGCAAGAAGTACGGTATCGTGGAGAACGTAAGTGACCGCCCCTACGTGAGCAATTCCTTCCACTGCCACGTCACCGAAGAACTCACCCCTATCCAGAAGCAAGACCTGGAAGGACGTTTCTGGGATTTGTGCAACGGCGGGAAAATCCAGTATGTGCGCTATCCCATTGGCTACAATCTGGACGCTGTGAGAACTCTGGTACGCCGTGCCATGAAGAAGGGCTTCTATGAGGGAGTCAACCTCTCCCTGGCCTATTGTGAGGATTGTGGTCACCAGCAGTTGGAAATGGAAGTCTGCCCGAAGTGTGGCAGTGCCAACCTGACGAAGATTGACCGCATGAACGGTTACCTGTCGTACAGCAGAGTCCACGGCGATACCCGCCTGAATGCTGCAAAGATGGCCGAAATCAAGGAAAGGGTGAGTATGTAATGTTGGAGTACACCGTATCGAAGGAGAAAGGCAGTAACCAGTATTACGTCTGCCGTGTCGGTGAGGAAAAGACCCCGCTGTCTAAGCGGTACACCGAAAAGAAGAAAGCGCTCAAGGCCGCTGCGGGCTTTGAGGGTATGGACTACAAAGAGTACATGAAAGTGTACAGAAAGGAGAAGCAGTCCGATGATTAAGATTGAGAGAACCGATACCTACGGATGGGAAGCCGCCGTCCGGGGTATGCGAAATCCTAAGAACTCCTGGGCAAAGAGTGATAGTCACTACTGCTGGGAACCCCAGTATCCCGGTGGCGGGTGTTTCGGGTGTGAACTGAACAGTGACCATAATTGCAGGGTTGATAAGTTCATTGTCGGCAAAAACGACCTTGACCTGATGAAATCCCTGGCCGCTGCCGGAAATGACCACGGGAAGTTCCTGCGCATGATTACCGTCACCGTAGACCTGACCGCCCCTCTGTATTGGTGGAAGGAGTTTGATACCTACAAAGTGGGAACGGTGGCCGACTCCTGTTCTACCATGCACAAAATCCATGCAAAGGAATTTGTGCTGGACGATTTCAGCCATGAACACCTTTTCAACGGCATTGACCGTGTAGAAGGTAATGGGGACATGGAGTATTATGAGAACCCCACAACCTGTCTGGAATACGTGGTTAGAGTCCTGAACCACTACCGCAACAATTACATGGTGGCTTCCGAAAAACTCAAGCGTACTGACCTGACAGACGCAGAGCGAAAGCACACCGTAGCCCAGAAGAAGCGTTTCTGGTGGCAGATGATACAGCTTCTTCCCAGCAGCTACAACCAGAAGCGCACCGTTCAGGTAAACTATGCGGTACTCAAGAATATGTACCATGCCCGCAAGAACCACAAGCTGGACGAGTGGCACACCCTTTGTGCCTGGATTGAAGAACTTCCGTACAGCGAACTCATTACAGGTTAAGGAGGATACGGGGATGGATTATTCCAGAATACCAGAAGAACTTAAAAATCTCAAACAGTGGGTGTGTGCCTGGGATACGTCCAAAATCCCTATGAAATCCTTTGAGCGAAAGGCCGCTTCCTCTACCGCACCCGAAACCTGGGGAACTTTTGAGCAGGCGCAGGCTGCGGTAGAGGGCGGTGTGTATGACCACCTTGGCTTTGTGTTCGCTGACAACGGGATTGTGGGCATTGACATTGACATGGGTTTTGAAGATGGCCTGATGACCCCGCTGTGCGCAGACATTATGAAAGCCTGCGGTTCATACACGGAGAAGTCCCGCAGTGGACGTGGTGTTCACATTCTGCTGCGGGGAAACCTCCCCTTCACTGGCCGGAACAATCTGGCTGGTGTGGAAATCTACAAGGCAAGACGCTTCTTCATTATGACGGGCAAGGTGGTTATCTTCCCTGAAATAGTTGAGAACCAGGAAGCCATTGACTATGTAGTCCAGAAGTATTTCCCAGAAACGGAGCGGACTGGCGGCAAGTCCCCACTGGTTCAAAAGATATACGCCCCGGAGTTCAAGAAGCCGGAAGGAACAAGGGTCTTTTTGCGGCCTGACTACCCTGAAATTGTGTCTGGGGGCAGAAACCTGTCACTCACTTCTCTGGCCGGAGCCATGCACAACACCGGATACACGAAGCAGCAGATTTATACCGAACTATGCTATGTGAACCAGCGCTGTTGCAAGCCCCCGCTGCCTGACCAGGAGTTGCAGACCATTTGTAACAGTGTGACGAGATACAGGAGGTAACTGAAATGGATACTATGAAGGTTCTGTTCCCGGCACTCATGGTAGTGGGTGCGCTGGGAAGTTTGATTGTCAATATCATGGACAAGGGTGACCACGCTACCAGCCTGCAATGGCTGGGTGCGTGTCTGCTGTACACCGCCCTCATGTTCAGGAATAGGGGGTAAGGGAGGATGGCACGTACACTTTACCTTGAGAATGGTTCCACGGAGTATATCTTTGCCGGGGAAACTAAAGTTGACAAATTGCAGAAGATTATCCGGGAGAACCTTGGCCGGGACTGCGAAGAACTCTTTGAGGAAATCATTGCAGAGTATAAGACCGCTGACCCGGATGAATATGAGAAGATTGCAGACGGTTATCACGGTATGCTGATGGATACCATGAACGGCCTGGAAGAAGCCCTGGCGAAACCCCGCCTGGACAGAAAGCGGGTTGAAGCTATCGCAAGCAATCTGCGCAAAAATCTGTAAGAAAGGAGGAAAACGTATGGTTGATGAATTGTTCCAACTCTCCAACGGGCGCTATATCACGTCCGAAGAAATCAGTGAAAAGATGTTCTACATTAAGAGCGTTCGGCCTGAACTGTCCTATCAAGAGGACAGCACTGGGTATAGCTGGGATGAAGCGGGCATGGCCGACTTGTTCAGTGAGTGCTACAAGAAGGACACCCGATATTGCCCGGAAGCAAAGTCCTGGTTCACCTATGAAAGTGGCCGCTGGCAGAAGGACGTGAGTTCTCTGTTGGTGAGTACAAAGATTAAAGAGTTCGTCCGGCTGATGGCGCTGTATTGTGGTGAGATTTCCGATGATGAAAAGCGGAAGCAGTATATGGCTTTCGTTGCGAAGATGGGTGACCGCCGCTTCCGTGACCGCCTGATGAAGGACGCTGCTGATAACCTGCGCATTGAAGCAAGCAAGTTCGACACCCACCCGTACCTGGTCAACTGCCAGAACGGAACCTATGACCTTGAGTCCATGACCTTTCGGGAACATAAGTGGGATGACTTCTTGACCATGCAGACGAACTTTGAATACAGTTTGCAGGAAGTACGCTGTGAACGCTGGGAAAAGTTCATTGCAGAAGTCACCCAGGATGACAAGGAAAAGGCTGACTACTTGCAGCGGGCGCTTGGTTATTCCATTTTGGGAACCAGCAAAGAGGAATGTATGTTTATCCTCCACGGCAAGACCACCAGAAACGGCAAGTCTACCATGCTGGACGCTATTCAGCATTTGCTTGGTGACTACTCTACGGTTGCCCCGGTAGAACTTATCTGTAAGGCAGAAAGGCAGAAGAACGCAGAAGCACCTTCTTCCGTGCTGGCGAAGTTGAAAGGCCGCAGGTTCGTTACCATGAGTGAGTCCGATACGGCGGGCAAGCTGGACGAAGCTACCATTAAGCAGTACACAGGTGGTGAGGACATTACCGCCCGTGAACTGTATCAAGCGGCTATTACCTTCAAGCCGCAGTTTACAATGTGGCTGTCCTGTAATGACCTGCCGTCCGTAAAGGACAAGAGCCTGTTTGCTTCCGACCGTGTACGTGTCATTGAGTTCAACCGACACTTCACGGACGATGAACAAGACAAAGGCTTGAAGGATTTCTTTGAAAGCCCAGAAGCCATGAAGGGTATCTTTACCTGGCTGGTGGCGGGTTACTTCAAGTACAAGCGCTTTGGTTTGAAAATGCCCGCTCATATGCAGAAGGTGGTCAAGGCTTATGAGAAGGACAATGACCTGGTGTTGCAGTTCCTTGAAGAAAAGTGTGAGCATATCGCAGAAGGACACACGACTGCGAAAGCTATATATGACGCATACAAAATCTGGTGCAAGAGCAATGGTTATTATGTATGCAGCATGAAGAAGTTTAATGCAGAAGTGACGGCGCACCCCGGCTGGTATCACGATAAAGGGCTGATTAAAGGCATGACCGTGTACTATGGCCTGGGCTTGAAAGCCGTCTAAAGGTAGAGTTAGGTAGAGTATTTTCATGTTTTCCCTATAATTTCTCTTAGTATGCGTGTACTAAGAAGAAGTTATAGTAAAATTCGATTTTACTCTACCTTCCTCACAGAAAGGAGGAAACGACAATGGAAAGTTATGTTGAACGGTATCACAGGGAGCAGAAAGAAGCTGCCCAGAAGAAAGCCCAGAAGGAGCAGAAGCCCCAGAAGGGCAGAAAGGCGGTGAAGGAGAATGGCACGAACACCCGGAGCGAAAGACCTGAAACCCAGACAGGCCAGAACGGATAACCCGCTGCCTGTGGAGCAGAACCCTGACCTGCCAGAAGGGTATAATGCCAGAAAGATTAGGTTCATGCAGATTATCCTTCCGACTGAACCTCTTGACCATAATGACGTGGAGGAAATGGAGCGGCGTTTTGCCCGTTATCTGGAACTCTGCGCCCAGTGGGATATGAAGATAGGCAATCAGGCGGCGTATGCTGCGATAGGTATAGATAAGGGTACTGCATGGGAATGGGCTAATAGGAATTTGGGGAACCCTGCCCGCACCGACTTTGTAAAAAAAGTGCAACAGATTTGCGCCATGTACAGAGAAGGACTCATGGAGGACGGCAAGGTCAACCCCGTTACTGGTATATTCTGGCAGAAGAACTATGACGGCTTGAAAGACCAGCAGGAAGTGGTTCTCACTCCTAACACTAACCCCCTGGGAGAGCAGAAGGACGCAGAAGCACTTAAACAGAAGTATCTTGAAAATACCTATGGAGTCACAGAAGGGCTTCCCGCTGCTGATGTGCTGGAACTCCCAGAAGGGACAGAAAGCGCAGAAGGGGTTATTGTCGAAACTGTGGAAACTCCCAGAAAGGCACAGAAAGCCCCCAGGGGCTAAACCTCTTGCACCATCCCACACCACCAACCCCGGCACGGCTACGGCTGCGCCGGGGCTTTTCTCATGCCCTGCGGCGTTCCGGCTGGCCTGCCTGCTGTGACCGTCTGTGCGCCCCTCTGGGCGTTTCTGGCTTGCGGTGGTAGTCTTGCCCGCCTGGGCATAAAATAACCGCCCTGTGCGGCGCTGGCCGCTGGACGGTAAAGGAAAACCCCGCCACGGTGGGCGGGGCTTGCGTTATTTGAATAGCCGGAAACGTGGCCGGGAGCGCTGCCAATACTTTACAAGGGCGTTTATATCTTCCTGGGGCTGCATGGGTATGTTGTACAGCTTCAAGCCGTCCGGGGTCATATAGTAGCCTTGACCATATCGGGGTAACAGTTCGCACCCGGTTAAGCCTAATATATTGCGGCTGTCCTGTGCGGAGCGGGTGCGCAAGGCTACCCGGCTATCAAAGTTTACTTTTATAGGCGTGGGTATCACAGTAGCAAGCGGGCATTGTGTGGCGGCTATAATATGCACGTTTGCCGCTCTGCCTACCTGTGCAAGGCGCTGTATAAGTGGCTGCACCTGGCGGCGGGCTGTGGTCATAAGGTCGGCCAATTCGTCAATGATAACGTACAGCGCCCCGCCTGGGTACTTCTTGACCCTCTGGCGCTGCATGGCCTTGTATCTGCTTTCTGTTATTTCCATAGCCTTTTCTAAGGCTTCCACCATTTCCCCCGGTTCACTTGCATACATGAGCGTATGCGGGAGCGGCTTATAATCCACCAATTCTACCCGTTTAGGGTCTATTAAGATAAATTGCACGGCGGCGGGGCTGTCGTACATGGCCGTATATACAAGGCCGTTTATTACTACTGATTTACCGCTACCTGTTGCGCCTGCAATGAGTAAATGCGGCTGTTTGAGCATATCCCGGTACAGGCTGTAAACCTGTCCGGGCGGCGTTCTCCATTCTTTGTGCATGGTGTATCCTCCTATGAAATAAGCCCCGGCACGGGTTGGCCGGGGCTGTGGTTTACCTGATGACCCGCACCACCAATATAATAATATCGGGGTTGAATGTGGCGGCGTGGTATTCGTCCCAGGTGATAAAGATTGCATTGTCAAACACCCCGTAAAGCGTCCATTCTGCATATATCATGGGGTTACCTCCTTCATACTGGGGTCATAACAAAACGGCAGGTCATACCATTGTACATGGTCGATATTGTCAACAAAGGTCTTGACCATGTGGCGGTATTGAAAGCGGTTTAACAACTGCTGGCTTGCTGGGGTGACCTTTATATAAAGGTCGCTGGCGTGGTGGTCTATATCACTGGCTGGGAGAGCCGCCACCGCTGCGGCGTGGATGGTTGCGGGCGTTAAATCCTTCATGCTGCTACCTCCTTCATAAGACGGGCATACAGGCGGGAAACACGGTTGCAAGCCTGATATAATGCACGGGCTTGAACATCTAACCATTCTTCCCGGCTGTTGGGTCTGCGCTCACCGTTGCGGGTTTTCTTGAGTTCGGACGGGGTGCAAAGTCTTTCGGCAATGTCACCATCATAAATGAGAGCGGAGCCGCCCCAACTGTATTGACTCCAATCATTAGCGCCGTTCAAGAGCCATTCCCGGCACTCCTGGCCGGGTTCAGGGTTGCGGCCTTCATAGGCTGCACGTTCTTCCAGTTCTTCCACCAGTTCCAGAGCGTACACGTTTACACCCCGTCCCCATGCGCTGCGGTCTTTCTTGCCCTCAAGCTGGGCGGTCATCTGTTCAAAAATATTCATGCTGTAACCTCCTGCATATTTAATCATTCTTGAATGGTGAAGCATTGAGCGCCTACGGCCTGCGCCGTGCTGCGGGTCTGCTTCTTGTTTACGTTATCATTATATCATGCTTGCATGATAATGTCAAGCATGAAATCATGTAAACGTGATATTTTTATGCAGGGCGGGCGGCGGTTTTCCTGTCCGACT